CTGAAGCGATGCAGAGGTGTCTTCTAGTTTAATCCGGCCTTGGAAGGTTGCGTCTGTCGCGCTAATATCGCCAATCTGAAGCTTTGTCGTTGGCGAACTCGTACCAATCCCGACGTTGCCGGTAGCGTCGATAGTCATCCGACGTTCTGCGGTGGTGTTTCCGTTGGTAGCGAAGTGTATTAAACCGCCGCTATCCGTTCCAAGGATCACACCACCAGCGGCATTACGAATAGCCAAGGAGCTATTTGTTGCGTCGGAGAAATATGCGGAAAGGCCAGCAGCCGCGCCAGTGACGTTAAACTTACCTGTGGCTGTAGTCGTCCCGATACCCACGTTGCCGCTGTTATCGATACGCATCTTTTCGACGCCAGCAGTTTTAAATACCATCGACCCCAAGGCAGCGGCGGCAGTTCCATAAAACTCTATGCCGGGGCCGTTGGAATTTGTGAAGCCTACGGTGCCAGCCGTTGTTGTAACTTGGTCAACAAATACAAAATTGGAGCCGGAGATATTTCCGATTACGGCTAGCTTGCCGTAGGTGACGGGAGAGGAAGTGCCAATACCGACGTTACCGCTGCTGTCGATACGCGCCTGCTCGGTAGAAACCCCAGCCACGCTCGTGTTGAACGTAAACCCGTTTGGAGAACCAAAGCTCATCAACGTAGATAGCGCGATGGAGGTCGATGCCGCAGTTGGATTGCTGGAATAGGTGCCCCAAATTGTGGGGGCGGCAGATAGGTTGGTGCTGCTAGAAGTATCTCCGTCCAAGTTAAGCTGTAAAAACTTAACAGTGGTGTTGTTGCTTGAGTTGCGAACAAAGCGAACTTGCGGAAAATTCCAATTAGAAGTTGACGAACTGGTAACGTCGCCGCTGGTCGTCAGCGTGGTAAATGCGCCCGAGGTTGGCGTGGTAGCGCCCACAGTGCCGTTGATGTTGATCGAGGCCGTACCCGTCAGATTTGTCACAGTGCCGCTGGACGGGGTGCCTAGAGCGCCGCCATTGACGACAAACGATCCAGCCGTGCCGACAGCCACACCAAGAGCCGTGACAACACCTGTGCCAGTCGTAACCGTCGCGGGTGTCAGACCTGCACCGCCGCCAACCACAAGCGCGTTAGCCGCTAAAACAGCCGATGTTGCCCAAGTGCTGGCCGATGAGAAATACGGTATACCGCCCGACGTACCGGCGACCGTAAGCGCCAAAGTTCCAGACGTGGTGATTGGCGATCCTGCAACCGATATTAAACCGCCCGTGAAGGTCTGGCCGACGCTGGTAACTGAGCCGCTGCCCTTGTTGTTAAAGATCGTAAAGTTAGCGGCGGTAAGGTAGCCGTCTACTGAGGTACTAGCTGCCGCCATGCTTATGACGGGCGTTGTGCCGCCGCTGGATACCACTGGAGCTGTTCCAGTTACTGCTGTGAGCGTACCGCTGCCCTTGGCGTTAAAAGTTGTCCAGTCGGCAGCGGACAAAGCCCCTCGGTTAGCAGCAGACGCAGTAGGAATGTTGAGGGTGATGACCGGGGTAGTGGTGCCTGTGGCCACAGTTGAGCTTACATCAGTCCCGGATGTACCTAAAGTAAGCGCAGCGACGTTAGTGACGGTGCCTTTGTTATTAAAGATCGTAAAGTTAGCAGCAGTGAGGTAGCCGTCTACAGAAGTGGTGGCCGCAGCCATGCTGATAGCGGGGGCAGCGCCCCCACTAGAAACAACAGGCGCTGTTCCTGTAACGCCTGTGACCGTGCCACTGCCTTTGTTATTGAAGATCGTAAAGTTAGCAGCAGTGAGGTAGCCGTCTACAGAAGTGGTGGCCGCAGCCATGCTTATGACGGGTGTATTGCCACCGCTGGAGGCTACAGGGGCTGTTCCAGTAACGCTTGTGACGGTGCCGCCACCTATAGGAGCGGAGGACACCCATACGCTGCCAGTTGACGTAAGGACGTTGCCGACGGTTCCGGGGGCGGTAAGGCCTGTACCGCCGTAAGCCGCGCCGATAGTTCCAGCGTCTCCTGCGCCGAGCAAGGAAAAGCCACCGACCGTTTTGATGTTGGTGCCGCTTACCAGTGCGGCTTGTTTGTTATTGAAGATCGTAAAGTCAGCGGCAGTAAGGTAGCCGTCTACAGAGGTAGTGGCTGCGGCCATGCTGATAGCAGGCGTCGTTCCGCCGCTGGAGACCACAGGGGCTGTTCCGGTAACTGCTGTGAGCGTACCGCTGCCTTTGTTGTTGAAGATTGTCCAGTCTGCTGCCGACAATGCGCCACGGTTAGCGGCAGATGCTGTAGGGATGTTAAGCGTAATAACCGGCGTGGTCGTGCCTGTGGCCACAGTTGAGCTTACATCAGTCCCAGATGTGCCAATAGTGAGCGCAGCGACGTTAGTGACGGTGCCCTTGTTATTAAAGATTGTCCAGTCAGCCGCAGACAGTGCGCCACGATTAGCAGCAGACGCTGTAGGGACATTTAGGGTGATTACAGGGGTCGTTGTGCTGTTGGCAACAGTGGACGACAGGTCGGCTCCCGCCGTGCCAAGAGTGAGCGCAGCGACGCTAGTGACGGTACCGGCGAACTGATCTGTTGCGTTAATTGTGATGGACCCCGTGCCATTGGTAATGGACACGTTGGTTCCGGCAGTGAGGGTCGTCTTGGTTAGCGTGTTACCGGTTGTGTTACCGATCAGCAGTTGGCCGTTGGTGTAGGTGGTTTGGCCTGTACCGCCTGAAGAGACAGGCAGCGCGGAGCCTAAGGTGAGGGCCGATAGATAATTGACGGCATCCACTACGTTTACAGCGTTATTATAGACCCACAAGGTCGCACCAGCCGGGACAGCGACGCCCGTGCCCGTGACGTTTTTAACCGTAATGGTGTCAGCGCAGGAGTTGGTGACTATGTATACTTTTTGAAGGCCGGGAACTATTAGGTTCCTAGCCACGCCACCCGTGACACCGGTTAAGTTTAACCGTGCGCGTCGTGCAGACTGGGTTGCATTCGTATCAACTAGAGTCAGGGTTACGTCAGCGCTAGCAAATGTAACGTCAGCAGTCTTTGTAATAGCCTCCTCGAGCGCAGTGCCGAGGTTGGTGTTGGTGATGGTACCCCACGTGGTGTTGTTATCACCCGTAGCCTGCAGCTCGATTTTTAGTGCGCTATATGTACTTACCATAACCGTTCCTTAAGATGGGGTTAGTACCCGAGCCACTGCATTTCCATTCACAACCTGAACCCCTAGGATACAGGCTTTTTGGGCCACGCATCGACGGTCAACCTATGTCTCTTAGAGCAATCTTCGTACTTACTAAGTACCCCTATCTCCCACTCTAGTCTAGCGGGATCAATGGCTGGGGTTGGAGGCGGCGGCAGGGGTGGACAACTCTGGGCTAAGTTCGCCGCTAGCTGCGGCATTGGCGTCACGGACGGAGTTGACGAGCAGGCTGAACATAGGATTAGGAAGGGCGCAATTAGCATCCACCGTAGGCCCTTGGCTATAGTACTCTCGAACGGTGTTCGTGCGCTCCACAGCCTTGCGGTTAGCGGCTTCTTTAGTCGCTTCATATTTTGCTGAGATGACATCGATCTGCCCCTGCATCACTTGGCGTTGACCTTCTGCGGCTTTGTAAGCCTTAGCGGCGGCGGACTTAGCTGCCCCATCACGGATAGCGTAGCCATTTAAACAGCCGAGGACAAAGACGGCCACAAAGGCTCCGAGGATATATGGCATTGGAATCATGATACGCTGCCATCTGGCACTAGAGCAGCGATGACGCCGACCGCAGCGGAGATATAGGACCAAGGCACAGAGAGCATCGATGCTGCGGCCAACCCAGTGCCGATTAGCAACCACGTAGAACGCTCGCTTAAGCGAGCCTTGATGAAAGCAATCATTTTGCGATCCCCGGTGCGTAGGTCATCTTTCCGTTGACGACCGTGGCCGTCAATTCTTGTTTGCGGTTAGCGGCATGGGCTTTGTAACTGACATGCACCCACCCAGAGCTAGGGATACCGGGCTTGTAGCATTCCAAGATCAGTTGGTCATACTCGAGGTTCTTCTCAATCCACCTAGCTAAGTCGCCATTAGATATACCCGGTACTTCGATGTCAGCGGCCTGACCTACGCAATGTTGGCTTGATGCGGCTCCGCCGACAAGTCGGTTCAGCTCCGCGCCTCGGTACCCAGAATTGATCACAACAGGCCCGAAGTGCTCGCGGATGGGTTCAAGCACCTGAACGCACAAGGCCCTCAGCGCCTCTCTGTGGGCTGCCGTAGGCATGTTGTCGATGCCAGCGCGGTCGCCCGACTGGCTCTTGGTCATCTCTTCAAGCGTGAAGTGAGGGCTGAGGTTCATTATGAAATCCGAATGATGGTGGTGGTGCTTGAGGGCGACGGGAACGTGACGGTAAAAGTTCCTGCTGTAACGGTTTTATCCGAACCAAAGTCCATCACAATTACAGAAGGGTTTACCAATGTCGTACCCGCATTAGATAGAGCAGATGGGGTCGTATTGTAGATCAATGCGCCTCGCGCTGTGAAGGTTGCGGAGGGGAAAGCTAGGTTGCTGAAGGTTGCATAACCTGTACCCGAAGAAGTCGTGTCCGTAGCCGTGGTCACACCAATGTTAACCAGCGTGCCGCCCCCAGCGGTGTAGCCCGTGCCCACAACCTCGTTGGAGGCGGTGTAGGCCGCTGTGTTAGCGTTGAGGTCAGCCGACGCCGTATAGAGCGCCAGTTTGAACGTGTCGCCTCCAGAAGCCCGAAAGTCATGCACACCGAGCAACACTTCAGCCTTGAAAGAAGTCGTCATGGACTGAATAATAGCCATCGGTTAGCCTCTTAAGTGTGTAGCTATCTTACCGGATAACGAGCTTGGGGGGTACGATACATATCTTGGCGGTTCTTACCTTGCGAAAGCATAAGCAAGAGGGTCATCGCCTCCTCATACCGCTTCTGATATCCAGCGATGATATCAGCCTCACCCTTCATGAAGGTATAGGCTTCCAACAGCGCACCGTAGAGCAGGGCTGAGTCGAAGTTGTCTCCGAGCCAAGTGGTGCCCGCAGTTACAATGGACGTTGGGTAATAGAAATAGTGCAGCTCTGCCGTATAGGCCAGATCAGGCGTGGGCCCTAGCAAGAATGCAGCGTTGTCCGACATCGCATAATGGGTCGGCTTTCCCGTAACTGTAGGGATAGGAAACGCTTCACGGATGAAGTTCACGTCCTTATTGAGCATGTAGTCCTGCTGCCCCGTGGTAGGGTCAATGACAGCAAACTCAAAAGTAGCCAGCCAGTCCGCAGGTGTGGACAGCGCTTTGTTATTCGCTGTCATCGTCAGAACAGTGCTCTTACGAAGGTTCAGGAGCTGAGCAGCGTTATAGATGCGTTGTTCAGCCTCTTGGATGAACGTGTTTATCTGCTCGGTAGCCGTGAGGCCGCCAGTTCCCGGTGTGGTCGGGAAGTCGTTTTCGACGTAAGCCTGTATGGTCGAAACGAGCGTGGCGTAGTTCATGTCTTAGCCCATCTTTGTGCTGTGGCCGGTACCTTTAGTGGCTGCACCAGCGCCGCGCATCTTCATCGTCTGGGTGTTGGCGACCTTATTGGGGTACCCATCGACGTTAGGGACAGGCACGGGAGACCCCTGCTTGCGCCGTGAGGGCAGCGGGTTCTCGGTGATCGAGTGATACAGCTTACCGTAATCAAGCTCAGACATGGTTAGCCCTTCATCTTCTGATTGGCGACCTTAGCGAGGCCACGGCCCATAGACAGCATGTTAGCGTTGGTCTTGCCGCCCTTAGCCAGCTTGGTCAGCGGCGTACCGGGGTGCTTACTGCGCTCATGCTTGTGGACAGCAGATGTAATCATCTTCTTGTCCTGCTTCGTATCATGCTTAGCCATTACACGGTCTCCTAGGTTATGTTCACGGTGACGGTGCCGACGGCACCTTCTGCTACTAACGTATTTGGAAGGCTAGGAAAAGCCAAAGGATTATATAACCCCACAGGATTCCAACCCCACTGGATGACCCGGCTACCATCTGAAGGGAAGCCAAACGATAGTTGAGCAGTGGGGTTTGGAGGGCTATTGGTGATAACTTGCAAGCCGTTAGGGCCTGACTGATAGAAGCTCGTGTCTGGGCGCGGATCGCGGAGAGCCTGCGGGTCATTGACCGGGTACATCCCTAGCTGCAGCTGTGGCTGATCCGGCTCCCAACAGGTAGGGCACACAAGGATACCGGTAACCTTCGTCTTAATAACAAGAGCACGTAGACGCTTCAGCGGATAGCGAAAACCGCAACGATCACACTCGGAGATCGCTTTCTTACCGGAGGCAAACTTGGTTGGCATATCACCCCCTTAGTATAAGGAGACGCGAGGAGCGATACGCAATGAAGCCTTATCGCGGTCCTCGTCGGCAGCTTGCTGCCACGCTTCGTCGTACATAGCCTTTAGCATCTGAGTACGGCTCAACCCGTCAGGGAGTTTCAAGGACAGGTAGTAGGCTAACCCTGCGACCATGCACGGGAGGAACCGGAAGGGTATGTCCTGCGTTGTCACACCTGTGCCTGCATCTTGGATGCGGCGCAGACGCCAGTAGACCAGCGTGTAGTAGCTAGTCTGGTTTGGAGTAGGCCAGACGGTCACGCTAGGGGAAGCTACACCCGTGGTTGGGTAGGTAGCACCGCTCAGGCGGTTCACCAAGATTTGGATAGGGCGACCTTGTGCCGTCTTGTTGGGGATCGACGCATAGGTGTCGACGCTGATCCTACTGATATTAATGTCAACCTGACTGGTCGTACTTGCGTTTGTGCGTACGACGTGATCGATAAGGTCAATGGTGTCGACTGGCAACGTGTAGGTAGCCTGCCCCTGTATCAGAGGGATCGAGCTAGACTCAATGGTCCACAGGTTGATGCCTCTATTGGCCCATTCAATGGTCATAAGGTTCAGGCTACGGCGGGCGGTCTTCAGGTCATAACCAGTCCGAAGCTCGGCACCACAACGCTCGAACGCTTCCTCAACGAGCTCGTTGAGGTTTAGATTGAACGTGGTGGTACCACTCGTGGTCACTTCTTAAAGCCTTTCAGGAGTTCAGCGAACCGCGCCCGCTGACCTAGTTTACCCGGTTTCTTAGCCGCCGCTGCAAGTTTCTTAGCAGGAATAGGCTCGCCTTTCTTAGCGCCAAGAGCGGAGCGGAGAGCCCCGGGCTTCTTGATAGCGCCTTTGATAAAGTCGGTACTGCCGCCCTTTTTAGCGTAGCCCATCTTATTGCGTACACCTGTGGGTAGTTTGCTTAACCCCGGATTGGCGGCTTTATCGACTGGCTTAAGTGCCATTACCTGAACCCCTTTGTCTTCTTCGCTATGGTCTTCGGCTGTTTAACGAACTGCTTGCCTTGAGCCTTACCAGCTCGCTTAGCTTTTGTCGTCGCTGCATACTCCGCAGAAGACAAAGATTTTATGGCGCTCTCGGGCAGATAACGCTCGCCTGTTGCCTTAGACCCCTGCGTTGACGGCTTACCGCTCTTGGTGCGCCATTTCTGTTGCGTCCAAGACTTTAAGCTCTGCTGAGATTTAGCAAGCCCACTCACTTGTACCCACCACCCCTAGCTTTGTACTGCTTAGCCATCATTTGAGCTTTCCTCGCAGACCATTGGCCCGGAGCACCGCCCTTACCGCCTGCTTTGACGGCATTAAAGATAGCCTTACGCATACCGGGCTTGGTGTAGTTCCCGGCTGCATTAACCTTTGACTTACCACCCGCAGCGAAGCCCTTGGCGTTCTTAGGGTCAGGAGCTTGGCTGACAGCCGTACTGCGAGGTTTTTTCTTGGGATTGATATCCCCCATTCCCCGAGAGGCTATCATATAAATCTCCCCTTGGTCTTACCCCTGATAGCGCAGCCATCAGCACGGGACGAGGCAGAGCCGCCCTTAGCGAACTTCTTTACCCGCCCACCGCGCTTCATGCCGGGGGTTTTCTTTTTGCCGTCGTCTTCTTTGCTATCGAGACCGCCAAACAACATGCTGCTTTCACCCGGGCGCATATAGCGTGCAAAGGGTATCCCTAACAGTTCTATGTCCGGTTTGCGTTTCTGTTCGTCTTTGTCCATGTCAGGCTCCTACCGCATCTTACCACGGGTTTTACCCCTGATAGCGCAACCATCGGCACGCTTTGAGGCTGAAGAGACGGAACCGCCCTTAGCGAACTTCTTTACCCGCCCACCGCGCTTCATGCCATCGGTACCGAGAGTCGTATCACCAGAGGTTTTCTTCTTATCTTTGTCCTTGCCGGGGTCCAAAAGCGCTGGAAGAGCCCCCATAAGCCCGGACTCGCTCTTGTGCATGACGGCTTGAGGGATAAGCCCCGCGAGTGGGGCAAAGCCGCCTAGATCGTCTTTGAGGGACATTAGATTATCCTTCCTTTGGATACGGGTATTAGCAGGCTTTTCCGCCGTTTTTGTATCCGGCCATACCACCCATAGCCATCTTCTTCGGGGTACCGCCCTTTTTCATGCCCATGGACCCCATCTCTTTAGAGGTCGGCATCTTCTTAGTAGCGCCGCCCTTCTTCATACCGCCCATAGCGGGTACAGGGGGACGACCAGCGCCGCCCATAGGGGGCATACCCCGGGGAGAAGACGCAACCTTCTTGGCCATCATAGCCATCATAACCTTCTTGGGAGAAACCTTAGACTTTTTCATCTTAGCACTTCCACGCTCTCAAAGACTTATTGATCCGACTATTCGGGTCATTAGCGGTCTTAGCACTTGTTAACTTCGACTTCATTCCGCTCATTCGCGCACAGAAAGACTTCTTACGAGAGCCACCCTCAGGCTGTGGAGCCTTCAGACCCGGCTTGCCGGGGTTAGCCTTATTGTAAGAAGCTCGACCCTTGGCGTTCAATCCGCCCTTAGGGTTCTTTCCTTCTTTACGTGTCCAAGCAGGAGACTTGGCCATTAGACAAATTTGCCTCGGGTCTTGCCCTTGGTGGCACAACCGTCAGCACGCTTTGAAGCCGAGGAGACGGAACCGCCCTTGGCGTACATCTTAGCCTTAGGCTTAGTTTTGGACTTTGCCTTGACCGGACCGCCCTTGGCGCGGTTAGGACCAGCGCCCAGCGCCGGACGGCGAGCCACTGCCATCTGCTTCATTTGAGCTGGATTAGGGGCTGCGGGGCGAGCAGGCATAGGGCGAGCAGGCATAGGGCGAGCAGGCGCAAGGGTAGGGGGAGGGGGAGGGGGCATTTGGCCCTGAGGCATCCTAGGAGAGGCCATACTAAATTTCCTTCTTGTTTGAGCGCCATTTATGAAGCCAGCCTTGCACGGTCTTGGTCTCATAAATGCGGATTAACGACCACACGATACTGAAAGCTGCTGCTGCGGCAGGTAACATATTGCTAAGCGTCCCTACTACAGTGGCTATTGAAAACACATCTAGCATGGGTTTAAGGATGTCGGGATGATCTGCCATGAGGTCCTTACCCGTAAAACAGCGAGATGTAGCAGTTCGTCAATGTTGCATAGACGCCGTCGGTGAACAGTACACCCTCGCCGGGAATAACGGCGTTGTGGAACGCCGCTGTAGCGGGCATGTCAATCTCAATCAATGTCGTGCCGCTGGAGCCCCCGCTCTTCAACAGAACCGTTGCTACCGTCGTACCCAAGGAAGTGAGGATCATCCCCTTCACACGGGCGCGTTGATTGGTAGGGAGCAGCTGCGCCGAGGCGTTCGCATGGACATTTTTAACGTCAGTTTGCATAGCCATTACTGACCCCTAGCTTAGACGTTAAAGGTAGATGGAGAAGTTGCACCGTTGGAGGAGCGTTGGATGTACTCGATGGTCACAACGACCGCACCGGCGGTTGGGTTACCCGTAACAGCCGTGAAGGTGCCGAAGACAGGCACATCGCTGGTACCAATGTTGTTGGTAGCCGAGGACACCAGAGCCGCGTCTAAGGTGGCGCGAGCCGTCTGGGCGGTCGTCAGACCAATGTCGAGCGTGGTCGAGAAGGCGTTAGCCGAGGCCGAAGTGCCGAACGTGGTGTTTACGGCGGAGACCGAATTACCCGAGATGGCGGTCGTCTTCTCGACGGTGAAACGGACAATCTTGGAGCCCGCTGGAAGCACGAAGAGCCTTTGAGCTGTAGGAGACGTTGTTAGCACGCCAAAGGCTACAGTGGCCGATTGGGTCAAGACGGGAATACCCGTGTTCAGACCAGAGGCAAGAGTGCCAAAACGAACGGTACCCGAACGCAGTGGTCCGGAGAAGGTTGAAATACCCATAACATAGTCCTCTGTCTGCACCCGCTGTCTTGAGGAAGTCTGCCTAGGCAGTCAGCGGGTTGGTTTATCACTAGGTGTGTAAGAGCTAGCACAGCACATAGAAAAGGGGAAGAGGTTTGCACCCCTTCCCCCTCTATTTTGTTAGCCCTAGTGGTTCGTATTACGAACCGCCGGGAGCACCAAACATACCCAAAGGATCGGACCAGCCGAAGCTGTAACGCTCGCGGGCCTTGTAGCGGACGTTTCCGGTATCGAAGTCTCCATCCATTCCGGTTGACAGCGGAGTACGAACGAAGTGCTTCAAACCGTTAGGAACATCCGTGGTCAGGTACCAAGAGTTGGTGTCGGTGATGAAGTGGTTCACCGCATAACCCTCAGGGATAGACCCGTTGTTCTTCAGGGCGTTGATATCGTTGTCCGTGGTACCGACACGCAGGCTGGTTTCCAGCAAGCGAGTAGCAACAAACATCAACGAAGGTGGGATGATGAGCTTCTTGGGCTTTGCAGCGATCAAGAGCGAACGCTCGTCAGTCCATGCTGCGATTTGAATCACAGCAGCTTCTAGCGAAGTCTCGTTCAGGTCGGCCACAGTGGCTTGCGTGTTCGAGTTGACGTCGCCAGAGACCAGCGGGTGTGCGGTGCTGAACAGAGCCTGACCATCGCCACCAACGTAAGTAGCGTTGAAGCCGTTGTTCAGGACTGAAGCGCCCTTGACCTGCTTGGTGTAGGACATGGCACGAGCCAGCGCCTTGGTGTAGCGAGCCGAGAGGGAGTCATAGAGGTTGTCCTCGATGGCCTCTTCGGTCAGGCTGAAGCCCAGAGCGATGGTTTCGTGGTTGTAGCGAGCGGTGAATGCTTCTTGCCCGTTATCATAGGCAATAGCACCACCTTCGGTCTTGACCGGAGCAGCCGAGAAACCCGACAGCTTGGTCTCTTCTTCGAAGGAACGCTCAGAGCTTTCGACATCGAAAATCTCTTTGTATTCTTCGCCGTAGCGATTGTACTCCAGACCGAACAGAGCGTTCAGGCCGGGAAGCAGTTCCTTCAGAAGTTGTGCGCGTGAAATAGCCATTTCTTAATAACTCCCAGAGTTAGGCGTTGCCGGTGGCGGAATAGTACTGGTGTGCGCCAAACTGGAGCTTAACCAACACTTCTGGGAACTGGGTCAGCACGACAGTCGTGCCGATATTACCAGAGCCGATGGTGAAGGTTGGAGCTTGGTTTAGAACAATCGAGGTAGCACCTGCCGAAGCGGCAGTAGCCACAAAGGAACCAGTAAGGGCAAGTTGACCATTGGTGGCGAGAACGCCCACATCCGTACCAACTGGGAGAGCGTTTGGAAGAGCGCTAACAGTCAGGGTGGATGTACCCGAAGACCACGTAACCGTGCCAAGCGAGACAGCGGTGTCTGAAACAACATCGATGACGCGCAGTGGTAGGGTGGTGGTAACAGGGGTAGCAGTGGGGGTCAAAACAGCGTTCTTGGAGTTACCCGTGATTAGGTTCCCCGAGGCGTTGTTAATAGCCGATAGGTTCTGACCGATCATGGCGTGCGCAGCCGAAGCAACAACCGTGGTTGCAGAGCACATCACAGCCTTAAACACGGTGTCTGGGTCGTCAGAGACGATGGCCACCCCGTCACCCGCAAGAGTACTTGCAGGCCAATTTTGAGAGAAAGTCTTCTGCTTGGTGATAGGGTTCGTGAACGAACAGCCAAGGAAGATACCAACAGTCTGGTTCAAACCGGTACCGGTCGAGACCGCTGCACGGGTGATGAAGCCACGCGACAGCTGCACAAAGTCACCGTAGAAGATGTCTGTGCTGGAAGCAAACTGGATGGGATATTCACGGGTAGCACCCGCAAACACTTGACCACCAAGCAGGTTCTGCGGAAGCAGGCCGTAGGGGGATGCAATAACAGGATATGCCATTTATAAGCTCCTAGCTTATTTGCCTTTGCCGAACGAGGAGGTCGACTTCCGTTCCCTAAACAGGGGCATACGTGGGTCGTTCTCTCGCATGAAATTGTTATCTACTGACTCGATCTGGCCTTGGGCTGCCTTATTGAAGTGGGCCGCACGTTGTTCCATGAACTCTGTGGGAACCTTACAAAGGAGCAAGCCTGCAACTTCGATGTTGTCCTTAAACCGACTGTTCGGGTCAATAAGCATCCTGAACTTTGGCTGCTCCTCAACACGTACTGCTTCCCACCCTTCGCGGAGCTTGGATGAGAGGTTCGTCGGATCGGGTTGCCCTAAGGACGAAACACGAACCCAACGGTAGGCGTAACCGGGCTGTTTATCCGGTTCCGGCAGTAGCGAGGCGGGTTGCCAAGATTTAGGGCGCTCGAAGTCGGCCCGAGTGTCTAGTTCACGTGAAATTCTGGTTTCTGACATGATAATTAACCCCTAGTCTTTGCGAATTCCCGGGCATATTGCTCGGGGGTGATACCCAGTTTCTTGGCCAAGTTGACCTGAGACTGACTAAGCACAATTTTTTTGGATGATGTGCTGCGCGAAGCAGGAGCAACCACCGTGGCTGATTTACCAGCACGAGGTGCTTTGGTTTCGGTTTCACCGAAGTACTCGGGGAACCTGCGCCGCATCGTTGTGTCGACGGACGACCAATACTCGTCGGTACCGACATAGCCGTTACCGTGTTGCTTCTCGAGCTTTTGGTGAAGCCCAAGTGCCGATGCAGTCATCTCTGGGTCCGTACCCCACCACGAATTGCGCTCTTGCCACGCAAGTGTTTTCTGGTCCGGAGTCGGTGCTGCGACCGGCTGCTGAATATTCTGTACTGGTTGTTGTCTACCTTGTAAAGTAGGCTTATACGCCTTCAACTGAGAGATGCGTTGCTGAACATCTTGTAGATGCTCCTGCGCTGCTACCAGTTTGTCTGCGTCACCACTCTCATAGGCTTCCTTAAACTCGCGTCGAGCCGTCTCCAGCTCGATACCTGCGGTCTGTTGGAAGCTCTTAATCAGCGTCCCTTCACCCTGCGACAAGGTGTTACGCAGGTTTTGGTTCTCCTGCATCAGGTGCTGGGCTGCAGTTACAGCCTCATTCTGCTCACGCTGATACCGCTCTTTCTCCCGGCGCTCATCGTGCCAGACCTTCTTCATCTGCTTAAGGCGGGTCTTCACCTTGTCAGAATACTCATCCAACTCGTCGGCCTCGAGCTCATCCACGAGTTCTTGGGGTAGCGGCTGGCGATTACGGTCTTCGAAAGGAGTGTCATCCTCTACATCGATATCAACACCTTCAACTTCAAATTCGAAGTCGTCGTCTTTTTCTTCGGCCATGATCTCTCTCCTCAGTTATGCGCGGCTAATGCCACGGGGGTCTTCAACAACAGCTTCAACACTGTCGTCATTGATGATGCGGAATTCACGGCCATGGATTTTCACCCGAGAGCCTGCGTGGGGGCGCGTCAGGATGAAGTCACCCTCTTTGCACCACGGTCCGCTAGGAAAGCGCTTCTCGTCCTTAAAGGCGTCAGGGCCTACCTTGACTACAAAGAGTGTCGAGGTCAGAAGCTCTTCATTGGAGACAGTGACATCTGCCTTCAAAATGCCGCCTTCGGTCTTGCGCTCAATCTCAGGGATAGCGCACAGGATGCGATAGCCCGAGGGGTCTGGTAGCTGTTTTGCCTTCTGTTCGGCAGAGGCAGGTAGTTCAGTCACGATACTTGGGTCATCGGGGTTTGTGCCGAGGAACAGGTCAGTCATCGCTATCGATCTCCATACGTTTTTCAAGTTCGAGCAACATGCTCAGGGTCTTGTTCAACCCGGTGACCGTGCCACATGAGTATTTGTACTCGGCAAAGTCCTTTGCACCACCGCGAGCGAGGCTTGTCTCCACTGCGGCAATTTCTTCGCGCACCTTCCTAAGGAGGTACGTTACAAGGTCATGACTCATGTTGGGACCTCCTCAGGCGGGGTTTGTGGACCCTGCGCCTGTTGAGCCTGTGTTTGCTGGACAAGCTGCTGCATGGCCGCTTGTGCCTGTTGCTGGCTTTGATCAGAGGTCTGCGTCTTAGACTGCTGCCCGGTCTGTTGCATGGTTTTGGCCACATCTATACCGACACGTAGTCCTTCAGCCTGCTGCTTAGCCGAGAGGTTTGCCTTATCGGTGGCGATCTTTGCTCCCACCTGCAGGCCTGCGATACGCTCTTGCGAGGCGATACGTTCACGTTCAATAGCCAGCTGATCAAGACGGGCTGCGGCATCAATCGCGAGCTTACGCTCCTTGATCTGGGTCTCTTGTTGTTTGATTTGCAGTTCCGCCTGCTGCATCTGGACGATAGGGTCCTGAGCAGTCTGCTGGTTCTGTTGTTGCTGCGCCTGCTGTTGGTTTGTCTGTAGAACTTGAGTAGCCGCAGCGGCGGCGAGACGAGAGATTTCGGCCTCTGTCTCTTGGTCCATCTTTTGGTCAGGGGCTGGATATGGCACGCCTGCAGCGTCTTCGATGCTCTTGCGATATTTGAACGCAATGTGCTCCATGACGTGTGCTTGGGCGGCAGCCATAATCATAGGGGCTTTAGGGTTTTGACCCATGGCCTGCATCAGAACTGGGTCCTGTGCCGCTGACATATGGACGGTTAGGTGGGCGTCATGGTCTTGGAAGATAAACGCCTTGACGGGCTTACCGTTCATAAGGGCCATGTTCTCAGACACGGGGTCCGTAGGTTCCTCATCGTCGGTCATTGGGACCAACTTCGAAGCGTCCTTAACCCCGAGGATTTCCAGCATCTGACGATGCAAGAAGGGTAGGTCGTAAATCTGTGGAGCCTGCTGGGCCATCTGGATGACGGCCTGATATTGGACCACCTTTTGGGCCATTGTGGCCGAATTAGGGTCGCTGACAGGGATGACATCCACGCTATCGTAGTCGGCCTGTTTAACCTGTGGAGCGCCGTCCACAGGCTTATACGAGTACTCTCGTGGGGTGTAGTCGCGAATGATCACCTTCAGGAGCTTGAACTCCTGTTTCATTGCGTAGTGCACGCGAGCCTGAACGGCACTCATCACCTTAAGCGACCGTTCGAGTATGGCTAGTGTCGTACCTACAGGGCTATTGGACGACATATCGCTAACCTGCAGGTCAGCAGCCGAGGCGAACCGACGCCCTTCCTCGACAATGTTCTGCAGCAACGCGAACAGAACTTGGCTAGGCTCCTTGTAAGGGAGCGGCATGATGTTATCGCGCATCGTGCCAGAGGCCACGTCCACATCTCGCCACTCAGCGGGGGCGATAGGCGTGTCATCACCCGAGACGCGGAGGCCCTTGGTCTTAAAGCCGCCGGGGAGGTTGCTCAGGGTACCAGCATCGACCAGCTGACGGATCAGGCTGGTGCCGGACTTTGCAAAAGCTCCAACGAGGTGGATAAGACCGAAGGCGTAGAAGCCAAAGCCGGGGATGTAGGGGTAGTGGACGAAGTGATTGCGCTTTTGCTTAAGCTCGTCGTCAGAATCGTAGTTACGGCGGATGGACAGGATGGTCCCTGAGGCCTTCTCGAGCGTGATGACGTAAGGTAGGGCAATACCCGTAGGCTCGCCATCCTCATCCTCGTCCTCAAAGCCGGGTAGGTCCACATTGGCGTGCATCTCAAGCAGTTTGAAGCGGTCGTCAGAGGAGGCTTGGAAGCCCATCTTCTCTGCAATCTTCTTCTCTACCTCATCGAACACATCCGAGGGCTCACCGAGGTCTTCATCAAGGTAGAAGCCCTGTGCTTGCAGCTTCTTGACCTCATTAGGGGTCTTACGCATGACGTGGGTGACACGCTCAGCCGTTTGGAGGCTAGAGGCTCCGTAAGGAATCACCACATCCTCTGCGGGCACGTACATTGACGTTTGACGCCCTAAAGAGGGGTCAAAATAGACCTTTTTGAAGGCATTACCCGACAAGCCAAGGCCCCAAAGCATGCGTTCATGCTCTGGACGGTACTCAACCATGCGCTCGGTCAGTTGGTAGTTCATATCCGCCTCAACGCGGGCGGCAGCCTTCTTATTTTCGGGTGTTTCTTCCCCGATAATCTTGGTACGCACCGGTCCAGCCGCTGGAAACGTCTCCATGATGGTCTCGGCTTGGAATTTTACCAAGGCTTCGCTCAACAGCGGGTGGTAGACACCACAAGCCCCCGGCCAAGGCTCCGTGCGGTCCTCAACCTTCATGCCGAGGAGCTCTAGCCCGTCGACATAGGTGTTAATCCAGTCCTTGCGGGACGAAATGTCCTCGTCAAACTCGCCAAGGAGGTCACCAGAGAGGGTTTTTAGCGCTTCCTCGTCCATAAACTCGGCCAGATTGGCATCAAAGTCGTCTGGACCCCCATCCTCGTCGTCACCGCCCCCAAGGTCGATCTCCAAACCGTTGATCGAGACACTCTCGGGGTCCTCGATCTCGATCTCCAAGGCTGGCGCATCGCCACCAAGGCCCATATCCAAAGGCTGCATGCCCGAAAGAGAGCCTAAGCCCAGTGGAGCTTGGCTGAGTGATTTGTCGACGGCCATTAGTAGTACCCTCTGTTGCGGTGACTTCTAAACTCCCGAATGTCGTCGGGCTCGTCCAGAGCTGTACCAATATATCCCCCTTTGCGGAAGCGCATAAGGGCTAGCGACGTAGAGTCAACATAGTCGTCGTGGTCGCCGGACGGGAAGGATGCCACCTCGTCGATGACTTCCTCGGCCCAGTGGGTGTTAGGAGCCCACACTCTACCGCTCGCGAACAGGTCGGACACTGCGTTGAGGCGGCTAATCTTGTCGTTACCCCTCGAGGGGGTGAACTCTTGCACAGGGATGCCCATAGCCCGCATCTCATAGATCAGCGGCGCACCCGACGCCTTCTTCTCGATGATCACACTGTCAGGCTGCCACTCCTTGTACTGGTCAATGGCCTCCTGCTTCAGCCGTGGGAACTCCATCCGCTCGCGGAACGCATTGAGCAGTATGATGTTAGCCTGCTCGATCCCATTGTCGTCAGGGGCATAGAACACCCCCCACGTGGTCAAGGCTGAGTAGTCAGCTCGCTGCGTCTTCTCGAAGGCCGTGTCCCACGCCATAAGCACGAACTCGCACTCTGGGGGTTTCTCTGGCTCCCACATCTTCCACCACTCCCGCTTGACTATGGCGCTCGTGTCGGAGGTCGGGTTCTGCTGGTACTGCGCCATCCACTTGGAATTGGGCAGCTCTTCCTTAAGGACGCTTAACTCCTCCATAGGCCAGAACTCAGGCCACAGGGGGTTGCCACTTGGCAGGAGTGCCGGGAACTCAATGACCTCCCACTCATCACCGCCACGTTGGGCTGCGGCCTTTAGGACCTGCGCCGTCAGGTCACGCTTGCTCCACCGCGTCATGACTATGACGATAGCCCCACCCGGCTGCAGTCGCTGCCGGGGTCCTGAGGTGTACCACTCGTAGGTCTTGTCGTAGATGTCTGGGTTGGTCTCGGCTAGCGCAGCCTCTTGCTCAGAGTGCGGGTCGTCAATGATCAGCAGGTCAGCACCCTTACCTGTCACCGCACCGCCAACACCGATAGCGAAGTAGTCACCGCCCTTGGACGTGTTCCACCGACCCGCAGCCTTTGAGTCGGACTGCAGCACAAGGTCCGGGAAGACGTTATGGTAGTGCTCTGTGTCGACGAGGTTTCGTACCTTACGACCAAATCCTACAGCAAGTTCCGCCGTATGGCTTGTCTGAATAACCTTCTTACCGGGGAACTTACCCAAGAACCACGCCGGGAGGAGATATGATGCAAACTCAGACTTAGTATGACGTGGAGGCATATTGATAATGAGGCGTTTACAGTCGCCTCTAGCCACCCGCTCAAACGCATCCGCCATCTTGGCATGGTGTCTTCCTGCAATGAAGCTAGGCCACATGGCCTCGACAAACTTAATGAACCGCTGCTGAGCAAGGCTTTTGTGCTTGAGCTTCTCGAGGTGGTCGAGCTGAGCAAGGAGCTGCTCCTGCTCTGCAGGGGAGAGAGCGGGTAGGATGCGAGGTATATCCGCAAGGGATATATTAGCGAACGGGTTTGCAGGCGAGCCGGGTTTAGGGGCTGGGGTTTTTATCGGGTGTATCCTTGGACGGCCCACTACTCTTCAAGCTCCGCGTCGTACTCTGAGGGTGCTTCTTCTTTGGCTTCTTTCGGCTTCTTCACGGCTGTTGCCACACCAAACTCCTCGTCGAGGTCTTTGCCTAGCGGGGTCACGTCGATGAGGTCTGCATGCAGTAGGCGGCGTACCCGTTCTTTGATGGCATCTTCGAGGGCTTCGGGGCTCTTATAGTTGATGGTGATCTCGCTGCGCTCGGTGAACAGGCCGATGTCGGAGTGCTTGCCTAAGAGTTCTAACGCTTTCAGCTCGAACTTGGTCTCACCGCAGTTGGCTATCTCTAGCAGCTTATTGGTAATGGCTGACCGCGCAGAGGCAGCATCGAGCGCCAGCGAGGAGCCATAGGTGCGAAGGAACGCAGCGGCGGCGTAGGCCGTGTTGATCTGGGTTAGGGAGGTTTTGCTCTTGTTCTTGATCACCGCCTCGAGCAGGCGTTGCTCGGCGGCGTAGTCTTCTTCTGCAACTTCAATGGGGGCACCGAGGTCTACCTGTAGCTCTGCAGTTGCTGCGGCTATGGCTATCTCATCTTGAAATGTCCCTGCCACTTCCTCGGTGAGGTCGAAGGGCATGGGCTTAGTCTTGTCTGGCGTTAGACGCACTGTCGGCATGGGGTCGGGCTACCCTGAATGTTTGTAAGGTCGCGAAGCGACGCAGTACCCCTGCTTTAACAGGAGTTAGGTGAAAAACAATCTGAAAAAATATATACCCCCCGGCTGCTGCGCAGCCTGAAAGGAGTGGGGGCCTTTCTAAAAAATATATACCCCCCGGGGGTAGCAAAATAGAAAAGGTACCGGGGGGGTTTTCGGGGAGTGCTCATATAACGTGCGGAACAGTATAGTAGAGAGGGGGGGACCACCCTGACTGAGCTTTGGGGGGTGCCGCCCCCGTGGGTATCTCACAACGGTGAGATTGATACCCTAACCCCTTGTAATCGTTGGGGAAACTAGCTCTTGCAATACATCATAAGACGTGAGACCTTCAATTTGTCGGCGGCGCAAAACCCCCGACACAGGCCGCACCCCCCTAAGCATAAGGGGTGTTCAATGTCCGGTAGGACAGCATACTAGGTGGCCCGACGGCTCTTGATCCTCGCACCTAACCCGCTGCACTGGTTTCCGGCATTGACTAGGACTAACCCAAAACATGCCCTGCGCATGGGCGCAGGGTTAACCTAACGAATAGGGATACCCACGATGTCTAACGTCATCGCAACGGTTAAGAGCACCGAAAAGCTCTCCGCAGCCGACAAGGCCGCCAACAAGGCCAAGGCCGCAAAGCTCTGGGCTAAGCGGCAAGCGGCACTAAAGCGGCAAGCCGATACGGCACTAACCACTAGCCTTGCCAAGCTCACCACTAACGAGGCCATGCACAAGTACGTGTATAGCCAAGGGCAGATGCAAGGCCTCGCAAGGGTTATGTATCACAAGATTGCTGAGGAAACGGGTATGCGCGATTGGCCTACCCTGACAGCGGCAAACGCTCGCGGCAATGAGCGGGCCGTTTGGGATAAGCTCGAAGAACTCCGCAAGATTGTCTACAAGGCCGCAGATGAGCGTGGCCTTGTGAACAAGGATAAGCCTTGGAGCGATATCAAGGCCATCTGGAAGAAGGCCAATCCTGACAGCGTGAAACGCGAGGCCAAGTCTGTAGAGACGCGCTACAAGGCTAGCTACATCGCGCTCTACAAGGCGGGCATGAAAGAGCAGCGTCCTACCGAGCGTGAGTTAGAGTTGAACCGCGAAACAGGCCGCTTGTTGATGGCCTTCTGGAAGGTCGATCTTTCGACCTTGGGTTAAACCCTAGGGCCCCTCGCAAGAGGGGCCCACCTTTTCCCTCTTTAAGGAGTACTTCGCTATGTCTAAGCTCTTGATCATGCTCCGCGCTCTCGCGGAAATGGCGGTAATCGCCGGAGGCCTCGCGGCCATTGTTACCCTCTTGATCCTGTTAGTCGCATGAGAGGGCCCTTTCCGGAAGATCAGGTGGTCATGGCCACCTATTACGAGAAGCTCGCAGAACACAAGTGGGAGGCCACGTTTGAGTGGCGCGACGAGCACGGCTGGCGCGGCATCGACAAGGTGTTCCGCTCCGCGAAGGCCGCGAAGGAATGGCTGGCCATCACAACCCAAGAGAAGCTCGACCAGCGCACAGCCTACCACTAGCCTACCCCAACCCCGTGCCGCAAGGTACGGGGTTTTTTTGTGCCTGCCCCACGGCGCGTTAAGGATAGTTCCAAGCGACGATAGCACTAACGCGGCACCACTAGCGGCGTATCTCACAATGGGGAGATTTAA